TTCAAATAATACATATATTTGTAAAAAAAAAACCAATGAAAGAAACAATCCTCACTTTTAGCCGTGTAATGTCATGGCTTTTTATAGGCACATTATTTTTTGTGTTTCGTGCCAAAAAAATCTTTGAAGTTTTTAATTACGGAATTTTAAAATCAGCTCCAGTTTATCAGAAAACAGCATTTTTAATGATGTTTCTGTTTACATTATTTGTTAATATTCTTTGTTGGTGGATTGTGGTTTTAACCGTTAATTTTTGATTCAAATGATTGATAGTAAAGCAGAACTTTTTCGAAAAATCAAAGAAAAAAACAAAATTATAGAACTGCAAATGCACACTTTATACGATTATAGTTAGTTAATTATTTTCAAAACATGATTACAATACATTGGGATTTTACAACAGGGGAAGAAGTTTCTTATCAAGAAGGATTAGAGCTTAAAGATAATTTTACAACTTGCTGTTTAGATTTTTTTAATATGGATATTGAAGTAGATGATGTTGTTATTTATCGAAAAGATGGTAAATACATAAGTCGTAAAAATATTCAAAGCCATACAAATGGTAAAGAAATTAGAATAGCGCATAATATTCATAAAATGCTTGTATCTGGTTCTTTTAATTGGCTATAACGGCAAGGCATACACGCAGGCGGGGCTGCAATAACCCGAACATACAGGCAAGTGTCCGCCCCGCTTGCCGTGTATGCAATGTTATAGGGCGTTTATTTTATGAAAATAAGTAAGAAAAAAGAAACCGAACTATACGAATTGCTCTACAAAGAATTGATGGATGCAAGGGTAAAAATATCAATGAAGTTAAAAGGCACAGTTCATCATACTGTCTTAAATGATGTAGATGATGTAATGAGTGATTTAACAATGAAAGCCCCGTTAAAGGCTATCAGGTTGTTCAATCCAAATGCCCTATAACGTATGGTGCTATGTACCGTTTGGGATTACGAAGCACCATTCTATCAATTTATTAATAACTTTAAAACGAGAACAAATGTTGAATTTACCACAAAACCCCAAATGGTATATAGCACGTGTTAGCCACAGTACGTTGGTTAATGCTGATTGCTTTGATGTTTTTCCTTTTATTGAGGATAAGAGTATAGATGCTATTATTTGCGATTTGCCTTATGGAACTACTCAAAACAAATGGGATAGTGTTTTGCCATTGGACAAACTTTGGATTGAATACAAAAGAGTTTTAAAAGATAGTGGCTGTATCATTCTTTTTGGCAACCAACCATTTACAGCTGATTTAATATACTCAAACAAAAAATGGTTTAAGTATGAAATAATTTGGGATAAAGGCAGAGCAAGTGGGCACTTAAACGCTAAAATAATGCCATTAAGAAAACACGACAATATTTTGATTTTTGCCAAAAAGAAAACAACCTATAACCCTCAATTTACAAAGGGCGATGCTTATACGAGAACAAGTAAATCAGAAACTTGCAGGGGGAATTATGGTAAGCACGAGGATAGTACGATTGTAAATGACGGTTATAGATACCCCACTACAATATTCTATGAACCGATTGGAAGGCAACAAAACAAAACACACCCAACTGAAAAACCGATTGGATTATTAGAAATGCTTGTAAAAACCTACACAAACGAAGGTGATATGGTTTTAGATAACACAATGGGTTCTGGCACAACAAACCTTGCTTGTTTAAAATTAAATCGTAAATCAATTGGCATTGAAAAGGAAAAACAATATTACGATGTTGCAGTTCGGAGGCTTTCTTCGTATTGTGGCTAACGTATATATGTAAACATCCCCTATAATTAATTAATAACCAAAAAAATAACACATGAATTCCTCAACGTTTATTCAAAAGTATGAGCAAGTTTTGAAAGTAAAACAGTACGCTCCGACAACCGTTAAAAATTACGTTTGTCAGGTTGAAATTTTTCTAAATCATTTTAAATCAAAAGATTCGCCAAAGCACATTTCTAGTGATGAAGTTGAAAAATATTTACTTAGGGCTAAGTGTATTAATTCTCAAAGGCATGCTCATTCTGCATTGAAATTGTTTTACAAATTAACAGTTCACCAACCTTTAAAATTCAAATACATTCCCTAGGCTAAAAAGGAAAAGAAATTGCCAGTAGTAATTGATTCTGGTCACATTTTGGAATCTTTGAGTAAAATTGAAAATCTGAAACATAAAACATTACTTTCTTTGGCTTTTTCAGTAGGATTAAGGGTTTCTGAAATTGTAAATCTGAAAATTGAAGACATTGACTCCAAAAGAATGATTATTCATATTAAAAATGCAAAAGGAAGAAAAGATAGGCTTGTACCTCTAAGCCAAAAAATATTGGAATTACTTAGAAATTATTGGCAGCAATATAAACCCAAAGAATTTCTATTTAATGGACAATATTCACTACAATATTCGGTAAGAAGCTGCCAGCAGATTTTTAAATTATACATTGATAAGACTGGTCACTTTCATCAATTACGTCATTCATGTTTTACAAACCTATTGGAAAATGGCACGGATATTAGAATGATTCAAAAAATAGCTGGGCATTCCTCCACGAAAACTACCGAAATTTACACACACGTTTCACAAGCCTCTTTGAGTAGAGTTAATTTGCCGTTATAAATGAAGTCGATAAAAATCAACAATGAAAATTTCTCGTTGAAATCATCATTTAGTGAAATCAATGAAAAAGAATTCTTGCAAATATGTAAGTTGCGCTCCGAATTCATGGAAAAAAAAGCCACTATGGCAGAATACAATGCCATAAGAATTCCAATTTTCATCTTATTGTCTAATCTTCCAAAAAGGATTTACGGGAAAATCACAGCAGAACAATGGGCAGACTTATTGCCTCATGTGGATTTTGCAGCAAAAGAAATTCCAGATTTCACAAAGAATCCTTTGCCAATAATTGAAGTAGGCAAATATTCGCTATTTGGACCCGTTGGATTGATGGATAAATGCACAGCTGAAGAATTCACGTACATTGACACAGCTTTCATTCGCGCATCAAACACCAAAGATGTTTCCGCTTTATTGCAGATTTTGGCCTACATGTACAGACCAAAGCGAAATGATTTACCTTTTTTCAAGTCTTCATCAAAATGGAATGGAGATTTTCGCGAAGAATTTAACCTTGAAAAGTGCAAATCAAGGATTGAAGAGCTAAAAGAAATTGTTCCTTTGTCTATTTTGGTGGCAACATTCTTGTATTTTCAATCGGTTCGGAAACAGAAATTTGAACGCTTGAAATATTTGTTTCAAAAAACTTCCAGCAAAATATTCATGGATGATAGAGGATGGGCTGGTTCTATGCTGTCATTGTCGCACACTGGCGTATTTGGTTCTTTTGCAGATCAGATGAAAATGAACTGGTTTACAGTGATGGTAGAAATGGACAGGTTGGCAGAACAAACTATTAAATCACAAGAAAAAAAGTAGCCATGCAACCTTTTGAAACTCTTACTTGGAAATTAACCTACAAGACTTACATTGTGCAAAATGGGCGAAAATCACTCAAAGTAAAAATAAAATTCATCAAAGCAGATTCTTCCATGGAAGCTAAAGAACTGCTGGATATTCACCCTAGTTTAATCCTTAAATGTGAAATATATAAACCTAAAAACCATGATTAAAAACCAACAACCTATCCAAATTTTAACCGATCAAAAACAGAAATTGAACGAAACCTATCAAGCATTGGTAATTGAAGGTGAAATTTCAAGCATTGCTCCAGTTGCAGTTGAAAATCGTAAATCAGTACAAGAAATTGAAGATGCTATTTTTGTGCTTGAATCTTATGAAGATTTAAAATCAGTTCGAAAAGAATTGATTGAAATTACACTTGCATTTGCAGTAGTTACAGCGGTTGTTTGTACCGTCATTATTTTTTTAGCTTTTTTTTTAGCTCAAAAATTTTATGAAAACAATTTGAATTTTGATTTCATTTAGATTTTCAAGTATATTTGAATCCCGATATGTCATAATTAGCGTTTAGTTTGAAGAAAGCCACTGTAAAAGGTGGCTTTTTTTTGTCATTGATATTTAGGGTAAAATCTAACAATTTTGAACCATGAATTTTATACAATTTGAAGACGCAATTAAGCTAATTGATTCAGGTGAACTGGTCAAATTAGAATATGTTTCTTTAGATCGAAAAAGAAAAACAGGCGGAAAATTAAGGTTGATTACAGGTAGAGTTACGGTGGCGAAATCGGAACGAAAACAAGCGCCTGAAATGAAAATGACGGGAATATCAAAGCGAAATCACTACGATAATTTTACACGATTAATTCGCGTGTATATGGGCAACCGAGAAACAGCCACATTAAAGCCGGTACATTTGCCATTAATCACAAAAATCAACGATAAAAGAATGTTGTTATGAAAAAAAATATTGAATTTGTTGGTGAGCATTTTGCAGTTTTACACGGTTCGGGAACGGTTGTCTCGCTCTTAGAAGCACCAGCTAAAGCCCCAATCATTGGCTACACTACTCCTGACCGCGAAGGGGCTACCATTCAGAACTGGGGAGCAAATAACCTTCAGCCAATGGAGCAACGCCAAAAATTAGAAAAGACAACAACGGCTTTTCCTTTAATCAGCAAAACCGCCACCACTCTTTTTGGACGCGGTCTTACTTATTACAAAGAAGTGCGTACTGCGGCTGGAATTGAAAGAGATTATTCCTCCATTGCAGAAGTGGATGAATTCATCTACGGAAACGATCTTGAAATAATCATGCTTGAAAGGTGGATGGATTTAAAATTTTACAACAACATTTTTTGCGAATTTCTTTTTAATGGAGCTGGAACTAAAATAGTCAAGTTAGCTCACCAGGAAGCAGAATTTTGTCGATTTGGTGAAATTGAAAACAACAAAATCAAACATGTTTTAATCAATTCAGATTGGCAGTTGCATGGCTTAGATTATGTTGAAGTTCCATTTTATGATGATTATTACATGAATGTGGAAGAAGCTATAAATTTGGGAAAATCAAAAAAGAAATTTGTTACACACAACAATATTCCTTCACCAGGGCGCACACTTTATGCGGTACCTTCACACATTGGACTTTTTGAAAATCAAGGTTGGTTGGACTATTCAATTTCAGTTCCAAAACTGATGAATTTGATTAACAAAAACGGTTTCTTGTTAAAATATCACATTGAAATCCCTTCCAATTACTGGAGCTCTGTTTATAAGGATTGGGAAACCAAAACAGAGGCAAAGAAAAAAGAATTGATGCAAGAAAAAATGGATGAAATGGATGCTTTCCTGAAATCAACTGAAAACGCAGGAAAGAATTTCTATTCTCATTTTGGCATTCATCAAGCAACAGGAAAAGAAATTTCAGGATGGAAAATCACGGAATTAAAGGACCCAATCAAGAAAGATCAATTCCTTACCTCACTCCAAGAAGCGGATATGCAAACTGCTAGAGCCATTGGTGTAGATGTTTCTTTGGCTAACATTTCCAGCAAATCCAACTCGATGGGAGCAGGAAGTGGAAGTGATAAACGAGTAGGAATGGATAATACCATTGCCGCATCTTACGCAGAACAAATGATTGTTTTGAAGCCACTAAAAGTGGTAGGAATGGTGAATGGATGGCCAAAGAATCTAAAGTGGACTTTTGAATATGAAGTGCCTACCACTTTGAATGAAAATAAATCAGGAACAAAAATTGTAAGCTAATGAGAATCAATAGCCTTGAACAGATTCAGAGATATGTGAATGTTGCCAACACATTTACCTATTCCCAGCTAAATGCACACGAACAAATAGCTTTCACTTCACACATTAACCAATATTTCACAACAGAATTTTGTGATGAAATTTTAAACTCTGAAAGTGAGCAACAACCAGTTGTTGACGCAAAGAAATTCGTGGAAGGCGCATTGATTTACTTCGCGATGTGGCAATGGACCCAAACAGGTGAAGTAATTATTGGAGATTTGGGAATTTTGCGGAATGAAAATGAAAACGCCAAAGCGGCCTATTCTGGTCAAGTCAAAAAAATGGAAGCCGCATTTCAGGAAAATGGATTGATTTACATTTCAGAATTGATAAAGTTGGTTGAATCTAATCCTGAATCTTTTGAAGGATTTGAAAGCCAACCAGCATTCGAGGAACGCGACCAATTAATTATCAAAAAAACTTTGGATTTTCACAAAAGGCAATATTTGGCGCGTCCATTCTTATTGTTTCCGATGTTGGTGCAATGTCAAATTGATACCATTCAAACCTACTTGCTTTCAGAATTAACAGCGGAAATCATCCAGCAGTTTATCAATGGAATTTCGGAAGATGACCCCAATAAGGACGCGAAAGAATTTGCATTGAATCAAACAAAAAATGCCATTGTGAATTTTACATTGAAATTGGCATTTGAAAGGAATTTGGTGAAATTAACACCTCAAGGAATAGTGGAAAATCGTGCAGACAAAGACACTGACCAACAAATCTACGAAGCTGGAAAAGACACCAAAATTGACCAGCAAATCTTACGCTATGAACAATGGGGTCAAAATTACATTTCAAAAGCCAGTTCCATTCTTATTGACGCAGGCGTACTGCCTCAACCGATTAAAACAACCATGAAAACCTTCATAGCATGAAGCATTTAGAGAATTTCGGAGATTTATTTTCCATCATATTTGGCGCAGGTGCAGCCATGTTGAAAGCTTTGAAATTGAAACTCTCATGGCGTTCAATTTTATTGTCAATGTGTGTGGCTGGTGTAATGGCTTACGGTACCATTGGCGTATTGGCTTTATTTTTTGACAAAATGAGCCCAAAAATATTAGTGCTTGCATCATTCTCTATTGGATGGGTAGCCAATGAATTAACCTCGAAATTAGATTCATTTGTAAATGATTTCTACGATGTTATTATAGCGACAGTTAAATCTAAATTCAAGAAATGAAAGCAATTACCATTATTTTATTTTTGATGGTGGCCAACTTTGGCTTCACTCAAGACACATTGACCCATATTGAATGGATTCAAGGTCAAAAAGTACTGATTAAGGAAATCACGCAACACGATTTCATTCAGCACGATTTACCGAGAATTATCACCATGATATTGACGGGCATATCTATTCTAATATTTATTTTTTACCCAAAATCAAAAACCGATGAAAGCACCAAAAAGACCCTTAAGAATTGAAGTGGACACACCTAATGTAGATGTGAACTTTGACCGAAACGAAGCTGGCGACAGAGTTCTGCAGGTTAAAACCGAAAAAATTCCGCTAATCGAAAAAGTAAGACAAGCAGTTAAATTGATTCGCGGAAAATTAAAATAGCTGAATTCTAACTAATTAGACGTGCATTGAAAGATGCGCGTTTTTTTTTGTATATAAAATAATACATTTAATTCAAATAATACATATATTTGCCAAAAAAAAGAAATCATGGAAAAATTTATTAGCAAAATAATTGCTGAAGGTTCTGGTGAAGTTTCAGATTTAATCAGATTACTTGAAAAGCAAAGAGATTAAGGGGCTAACTTTTACAGGTTTACCCATGTAAGTGATAGAGGTGAAGAATATCACGACCTTGAATTATATCAAAGGATGACTAGTCAAGAGGCTTTAGACCATGAAATTTCTTTGCTAGAGCAAAAATTAAATCATTTAAAATCTCAGAAAAAATGAATACACCCAACGAAAATGTAGATTATGAATATGACGACATGAAGCTCATGCGCCTGCGCAATTCATTACCATTCGGTTATGCCGAAATTCTACGCGACAGAATAGCCGAAAAAACAGGCAGATTTTACGCGCTCAACAGCATTCGCAGGCACTTGACTGTGAAGTATTCCAATTCCTCCACCATTGCGGAAGCCTTTCTTTTGGCGGAAGAAACAAAATTGAAACGGCAACAAAACGCACGTAGAGTAGCCCACTTTAGGTAGTCATTTTTTTTGACACCTTAATTCCTCAAATTCGCACCCCTTAATTTTTAACCATGAAAAAAATTCGCATATTGGTTGTGACCGAAAATGCACAACCTCAAAATTTTAAATTCTCAATTTTCGATGGAGAAAATGTAGAATCAATTGCTTTAATCAGTTACGAAGACCAGGAAGAAAATGTGGCGCAATTGCTACATTGTAATTTGGTAGTGTGTGAGAATTTGCAAGACAATGAAAGTAAAATCATTAAGGATTTCTTGCAAATCGCACGGCTGATGGATAAAGAAGTGATTCACATTTCAAGAATCGGCCAGTATGTTAAGTAGATCAACCATTGACGCAGTAAATGACCTAGACTTAGAACAGGTTATTGGTAAGTATGTAGAATTAAAGCGAAGTGGCGCATCCTATAAGGGGAAATCTCCTTTCACTGATGAAAAATCAGGATCTTTTTTTGTTAATCCAGCAAAAGGAGTTTGGAAATGTTTCTCCACAGGTAAAGGTGGTGGAAGTGCCGTTTCATTTGTAATGGCAAAAAACGCCATGACCTACCCAGAAGCAATCAAAGAAATAGCCAGCACGCACGGTATTCAAATTGAATTTGACGATGCCGAACGAAGCAAAAAGTACGTGGAAAAACAAGAGCGAATCAAGAATATTCACGAAGTCAACGCTTTAGCACTCGAATATTTCACGCAGGAAATCAACGTTTCCGCCATTCCTCCAGACAAGCTAAGAGCCACGCCATTTATTTACGAAAAATTCTCATTAGGCTACGCACCGGATTCTTTTGATGGCTTACTCAAATTTCTGAAAGCCAAAGGAATTTCGGAGGAAATGATATTAAAATGTGGATTGGCCTCTAAATCTGAAAAAGGAAAGGTTTACGATTTTTTCCGTGGAAGAATCATGTTTCCCATTTTCACAGAATCAGGCAAATTGATTGGATTTTCAGGAAGAAATATCATTGAAGAAAAAGAAGGGCAAAAAATACCGAAAATCCTGAACACACCAGAAACGGAAGCCTACTCCAAATCTCATTCTTTACTTGGAATCCATTTGGCAAAAGAAGCCATTCGAAAAATGGGATTTGCAGTAAAAGTGGAGGGTAATTTTGATGTGACCAGCCTTCATTCTTTAGGATTACCAAACACCATTGCACCACTTGGAACGGCATTCACAGCAGACCAAATGAAAATCATCAAACGTTTTGCAGATGTGATTTTGCTTTTCGTTGACAATGATAAAGCTGGAAAAAACAAGATTCTCAAAGACACCATCAATCTATTAGAAGAAGGATTCAAGGTGTATCTTTTCATCCCTCCAGTTGAAGGTATGGATCCTGATGATTTCGCGAAATCCAAGGTTTGGAAGATTAACGAAAACCAAAATGAATTTCAAGATGAAGTTGAATCCACGAAATTAGACGCTGTAGAATATTTGGTGAATAACCTTTACGCTAAATCTACCACCACAATCGAAAAAGCGGCAGCGGAAGCACAAACAGCGGAAATATTAGCAGCCATTCCAGATGCACAGCTTCGAAACGCGTATGTAAAATTGTTCGCCAAAGAGTACAAATTAGAGCGAAAAGTGGTGGAGGAAAAGGTGAAGGTTCATATTGCCGCCAAAGCCGTTTTAAACGAGGAGGAAGTGGATGGTTTCATTTTGCCACGCCATCTTTCCAAGGATGAAATTCAAGATTTCAGCGAATTCGGATTTTACAGCGAAGTGGATTCAAAGAAGATTGGCTACTATTTTCCGAAAGGCAATTCTTTCAAGGATTTTGAACGCGTTTCGAATTTTATCATTCGACCTATTTTTCAGGTAGAAAATAAAGATGATTCAAAGCGGATAGTGGAAATCAGAAATCCGCACAAAAAGGTAATCATTGAAATCACCAACAAGGCGCTACTTTCTTTGCAGGCCTTTCGTGAAGCCATTGGAAATTACGGTAATTTCTATTTTCGTGGAAATGCGATGCAGCACCAGGCACTATACATTAAGCTCATGGCGCAATTTCCTTTTTGTTCTGAAATCAGGACTTTAGGCTGGAATAAATCAGGAAATTTCTTCGCATTTGCGGATGGTATTGTTCGCGAAAATCACTTCAAAAAAATAGATCCATTTGGAATAGTGGAAGCGCAAGACAGGAAATTCTTTCTTCCTGCATTTTCGGAAATCAATTCAAACGTGGAAGATGAAGATGATTATTTTGAAGCAGATAGATTTCTACGCTACCGACCTAACAAGCATGTGACCATGAGCGTTTGGGCGCGAAAAATGGAACGTGTTTACGGCATTAATGGCATTTGGGCAACGTGCTTTTTTGTTGCGTGTTGTTTTCGCGATATTATTTTTTCAAACACGCAAATTTTCCCCATCCTTTTCCTTGTTGGACAACCACAGACGGGTAAATCTACCTGTGCAAGGTCATTGGCGACCATCTTCACGGCTGACCAACCAGCTTTCAACCTTTCAACCGGAACAGCAGTAGGTTTTCAGCGAAGATTGGCACGTTTGCGGAATTGCTTCATTTGGCTGGACGAATACCGAAACGACATTGATATGAAGCGAATCCAAGCGCTAAAAGGAGGATTTGACGGAACTGGTGCCGAAAAAGGAATCATGACCAATGATAACCGAACGAAATCAACTAAAATCAATTCAGGATTTGGCATTTCGGGGCAACATTACCCGACCATTGACGAAAACGCATTACTGACCAGGTCCATTCTTTTGGAATTTACGCGAAAACAGGAAGAATTAAGTGCGGAAGACGTGAAAGAGTATGAGGAATTGAACAAATGGCAAATGGAAGGTTTATCCAATTTGATTATTGAAACGATTGCGTACCGTGACTATTTCAATGACGAATGGCGCGAATCTTATCAAAAGATATACAAGCGTATGTCTACAGATTTAGGGCTGGAGCATTACGAAGGAAGGATCATGCAATCTATTACAGTGATGCTAACCACATTGTTTTTAATTGGCTCAAAATTGAATTTTCATTATCCATTTGAGTACGTCTATAATTTGGGTAAAGAGCACATTTTAAGTCAATCGTCATTATCAAGCGAATCAAACGTTTTGAGTGGTTTCTGGAAAATGCTTGAATTCATGAGCTTGGACGGCTTAATTAGGAATGATGAAGATTATAAAGTGGTCAATTTACCATCATTGAAAGTGAGAGCCAAAGGAGATAAGGAAGAAGTGCTGGAATGGAAGGAAAACAAGAATGTTCTTTTCCTTCGCTTTCAACGTGTGTTTCCAAAATATGCCGAAAACCACCGGAAACAGACTGGCGAAAACGGACATCCGGAAACATCATTGAAATCTTACATGAAAGCCGACAAAAAGGCATTTTTAGGAAATGTAAAAGCCGTTGAATTTGGAACGGGGCAAACAAGCGCCTACGCATTTGATTATGATCAGTTGGTTTTATCTTTGAAAGATGTGATTATTGGTGGAAAACCAGTAGAAACACAAGGATTTAATGCCAAAGAACAGCAATTATTTTCGCGTTTCGACCAAAATAAAGACGATCTTCCTTTCTGATTTTCAGACGATTAAAAATTCTTTAAAAATTATTTTCATTTTTATTTGAAAAAATGGTAATTAATTCAAACAAATGGCTTACATTTGTCTCAACAAAAAAAGATAAACGCTATGAAAAATGTAACTACTTACAGAGAATTAAAATCTGCTTGTCATCCAGACGGACAAGGTTCTGGAACAATCCAAGGATGGATTGAGTTTGAAGGAAAACCAATGTTTATCAGAAAGCATTGGAGTTACGATGGTGGATTTCCTGCTTATACTGATGAATCCATTTCAAGTTGCATTGGAGAATTGATTCCAGACGGAAATTGGTTTCCTTATATTGTTGACGGAGTTCAGCAGTTAAGACATGGATGGATTCAATTGAATGATTCTAAATTAGTTTTCAAGCATGAAAAAAACTAAGTGTTATTCGGTAAGACTTCAAAGCCTTGTTAGTATATCTGACAAGGCTTATAAAGCAACTGCTTTTGATGGTTCAGAGGCAATCATTCCAAAATCACAAGTTTTCGCACAAGATTACGATGTTCAAAAATCAGATGCTTATTGGATTTCTGCTTGGATAATGGATCAAAAAGATATACAGCACTCTACCAAAAAAGTAGGTTGGTGGAATCCAGAAAAAGGCAGAATTGAACCAAATATTGTGGTAGAACATCACAAGCCGAAAAAGGTAGAATTTGACCAAAATCAAGCACCAGATGAAAGCCTTATTAAATAATCAAACTGGCGCAATTTCCCACTTGCAAACAAAAAAAGTGGGTGCGCTTTTTAAATCACCAGGAACAGGCAAAACACGAACAGCAGTTGAATTAATAAAACAAGTTCATCCTGATTACGTGTTGTGGCTAGCTCCGTTTCGTTCTGTAAATCCAAAGATTGCTTCTTCAGGAATAAAAAAAGAAGTTGAAAAATGGCATCATTTTGAAAATATTGATTTCGTTGGCGTTCAATCTGTTGGAATGAGTGACCGCGTTTATTTGGAATTGACAAAGAAATTACAAGCTGCAAAGAATCCATTTATTGTAGTTGATGAATCATTATTAATCAAAAATTCTGATGCAAAGCGAACACAAAGAATACTAGAATTCGGAAAGTTATCAACCTACAAGTTGATTTTGAACGGCACGCCATTCAGTAGAAATCTAATGGATTTGTGGTCCCAAATGGAATTTCTTTCACCTTTAATTCTGAAAATGAATTATGCCGAATTTGAAAATACTTTTTGTGAGAAAATTAGAATAAAATGCGGTGGAAGAGTGATGAAAGAATTCGTTATTGGTTACGAAAACATTGATTACCTCTATCATTTAATTCGACCTTTCATCTATGAAGCTGAATTGAATCTAAATATTGAAGCGCAGCACATACGAATGAGTTATGAGGTAGAGGATGAATACAAGAAGGAATACACCGCAATCAAGGAGCATTTTCTTTGTGAGGAATCATTGGAAGAATACAACAACAACATTTTTTTAATGATGGTGCAGAAAATGCAACACAGCTATTCTTGTTGTCAGGAAAAGATTGTTTTGCTCAAAAAAATCATTCAGAAACATGGCGTTGAAAATGTTGCTGTTTATACCAAATTTGTGGATAGCAGATGTTTTATTTTATCGGAAATATACAATGCCAATGTATTTTCATTGCAATCAGATTCAATGTCCATCAATTTACAAAATCAATTCAATGTGACGGTTGAATTTGATAAAACTTGGAATTGGATGGATGTAGATCAATATCAAAAAAGAATTTTCCGGACAGGCCAAAAAAGAAATTGCTACCACTATTATTTGGATGCCAAAATTCCACTGGATAATCTAATCCGAAAAAACAACGACACCAAACAAACAGCTTTGGAGTATTTCAAAAAAGTAAGTAAAAATCAGTTAAAAGAAGTGTTATGAAAATTTACAATAAACACTTAAACGTCTATCAAGCCGCTAAAAATAGAATTAAAGAACAGATATTGTTTTTTCCTGATTTCTATGTTTCATTTTCAGGAGGTAAAGATTCTGGAGTATTGATTAATCTTGTTTTAGAGGTGGCTACGGAACTGAATAGACTTCCAGTTAAATGTGTGTTTTCTGACTTAGAGGTTATATTTCAGGAAACCGCTAGATATACAGAGTCAATAATGGAAGATCCAAGAATTAAGCCTTTTTGGTTGTGTATTGAAGAATTGGACGATAATGCCAGTAGTGTTTTTCAAAGGTATTTTAAGATCTGGGATGAATCAAAAAAGGATTTTTGGGTTAGACCTATGCCTAACAAAGACTACGTAATAAATAAACATAATTTACCTGAAGAATTTGCCAAGTATTTAGAATTGAATAGGCTTGAATATTGGTCAATAGAATGTTTCGGTGAATATCTATGCGATATTTCTGGTGTTGAAACTATCTGTAATTTCATAGGAATGAGAACCGAAGAATCATACGGCAGACACATGGCTATTGCTGTTGAAAAGCATCGTACAAAAAGGAATGAATACACTTATTTAACGAAAAACAATGCAAATAGAACTTGGACATGTTTACCAATATTTGATTGGCTAACAAAAGACGTTTGGAAGTATTATTCCGACAATAATTTAGATTATAACCGTGTTTATGATTCAATGTTTAAGGCTGGTTTACCAATTTCAGAAATGAGAACATGTAGTGCTTTTGGTGAGGAGCAAAAAAAATCATTATGGCTTTGGAAAATAATAGAGCCCTCAACATTTGATAGAATGTTGCAAAGAGTTGAAGGTGTGAATTTTGGAGCAAACTATAACCATACTAATATTAACAGGGGTAAAATAGTAAAACCTAAAAATATTACTTGGAAAGAGTACTTGAAATTGCTAATAGCTGAATTACCTAATGATGTTGCGGAAAACTTTGAAGAAAAATTTTCAATTGTTTTTAAATATCATAGAAAAATGTATTGCGATAAAATGGGCTTAGATTTTGAATTTATTTCATGTGATTCTAAAAAAGAAGCAAAAGAAAAGGCGTTTAAAAACAATATGCCAATCAAGTATTTTTTTTCATACGAAACTTTATGTGGAGCTGTAATTAGAAGGGATTTTGTGTTTAAAAAATATGGCTTTGGTTACTCAAATAAAATGTCAAAACGGATTGAAGAAATACAAGAAAAATGGAATCAAGAATTATAGTGTATCAAAATCATGAAAATGACTTTTGGTGTATCATGGGTGAATATTTTGCCTACAGAAAATACGCTTTTGAAATGGGTGGTTGGCAATTCTATACTAAGGAAAATGCTATTTGGTTTGTATTAAGGCAACAAAATAATGTGATTGGGTTTTGCTCTATAATACAAGAAAAAACACATTTATATTTTGATAACTTTTATGTATTAAAAGAGTATAGAGGCAATGGTTATTCTAAACAATTATTTGATGCTAGACTATCTTTTGCCAAATCATTGCAAAAAGAAATAAGAGTTATAACTGATAATTCCATACAAATAGAACGTTATAAAAACTATGGATTTAAAGAAAATGGCAAAAGAGGTAAGTACACAAAATTTAAGCTATGATAGAAATTAAAATACCTGTATTAATTGAAACAAGATCATTAATACCTAATCCTTGGAATCCGAATAAAGTAATGAAGCCAGAAATGGATTTATTGGAAATATCCATAAGAAAAAGTGGATTTTGTTTTCCTTTAATTGTGATAAAAAAAGATGAATATAATCACATGATAGTGGATGGTTTTCATAGACATTTATTAGCAAAAAAATTAAAAATGCCCTATGTTCCAGCTATAATTTTGGATGAACCAATAAGTGAGCTAATGAATTGCACGATTAGATTTAATAGAGCAAAAGGAACTCACCAAATTGATGCTATGAGTCAAATAGTTAAAGATTTAATTATTCAAGGATGTTCTGATGCTGAAATTGCAAAAAATTTAGGCATGGATGCTGATGAAGTTTTGAGATTAAAACAAAACTCAGGGATAGCTTCTATTTTTAAAAATGTTGAATATTCTAATTCTTGGCAATTTGATTCAAAAAAAAATGGATGAATACTCTTTGATTTTCAACATTTTAAAAATTATTTTCATTTTTATTTGAAATAAATACTATTAATTCAAATAAACGGCTTACATTTGTCTCAACAAAAAAAAGATAAACGCTATGAAAACAACATCATTAGAATTAGCAAAAGATTTAGTAAAATCTATCTATTATTTTGCATCAGAAAATCAAATTCAAAAATCTATTGAATCTTTTGGTTTTAAAGAATTAAATGATTTAGAATCTGAAATTGCAAGCATGATTGATTTACACGCAGAAAATCATTTAAAATTCAACTATTTTGCTATGTATTTTTCAGATTTACAAATGAGCATATTCACAACTTTTGAAGAAAAAATAAGAGGTATGTTTGGATGTTCTAAACAAATAATAATGCTTTCAGATTATAATATTTAATCAAGCTCTGGTAAGTCTAACCCCATCCGCATTAAATCGGCAAAGTGCTGGTGGGGTTTCTTTTATAAAACACGTAAATTTTTAACCATGAATAATTTAGAAGTAATTGCCATTATGGCAAATGATCGGATGAAACGAGAGGCGTTTCATTTTAATGGCGAAGTAATCCTAGCCAAAAATCAAGAAACTGATGCTACACTTATTTCCATGTATGCTTACCCTCGTCTCAAAATGTTTGTTTTGGAACAACCCAAAAAGCCCTCTTACAGATGTTACAGCCTTCAAGAAGCTGTAGAAGCACTTTTAATTGCGATAAATTCTTAGGCCATGAAAGAAAGACCGATTTTATTCAGCACCGAAATGGTGCAAGCGATTCTTGCGGGACGTAAGACGCAAACAAGACGAGTGGTGAAGCCACATCCGAAAAAAGAGCTAAATTTTTTTGGATGGAAACTACCAGAATACATTCAAGTGGCATTTGGAAGAGGCACAAAAATAGAATCTCTACACAAGTTTCCATTTGGTGAAGTTGGTGACGTGCTTTGGGTTCGGGAGACGTATTTGAATTTCAATTCAACAGATAAAACGCCTAACTACATTTACAAAGCTGACCATCCGAATTTTCATGTAAATTTCGCCAGTGGAGAAAAGTGGAAACCTTCAATCTACATGCCGAAAGCAGCCGCGAGGATTTGGCTGGAAATTACCAACGTAAGAGTTGAGCGTTTGCAGGAGATTTCGGAGGAAGACGCGATAAAAGAGGGTAGTATATACCTATTAAATGTTCGCGAATGGTTCTCAGATTTATGGCAATCCATCAACGGTGAAAAATCATGGAACGAAAATCCTTGGGTTTGGGTAATAGAATTTGAACGAATTGAAAAACCAATATAATGGCAGGAAAAAAAGGTGCAAGCGGTGGCGCACGTCAAAATTCGGGCAGGTCAAAAGTTAAAGATGCTGTTGTTCTCACTTCTAAAGTCACCAAATCAGAGCTTTCAAAGGTGAAGGCGTTTATCAAATCAGTTAACGTTTACGAAAAATAGAACCTATGTTTGGATTAAAATTAATTACCCAAAAAAATTGGGATAAAGAGCTTGAAAAAGCGGAGAAAAAGGGTAGCCGAAACAGTTTTATGACCATTGAAGACCTTCGCGAAGATAACCATCAGTTGAAAATAAAGGTGCGGAATTCGAACCATCAAAATGAAATCAACTTAAAATCAATTAATTATCTTTCTAATCAATTAAAGGAAAAGGAATTGCAATTAAAAAACCAATCTTTGACGCTTACCAAATCAATGCAAAATGAAGCGGAACTGCGCACTGCCATTCGTGAAATCATTGAAAAATACAAGGTGAAAACACCTTCAATTTCCATTTCCAACAAAGAATTGATTGAGCAGTTGAATGGCTGTTTTTCGGAGTTAATTCAAATGAATTTGGCACAAATCAAACTTATGAATGACGTTTCTGAAACTCCGGATATTGCTAACATCCGAAAAATAAAAGAATACCTAGTCACTGTTTTTTTATCTCAAAAATTATCTAACAAATCGTAACCATGAAAAAAAATACTGTTTCCCTGAAAAGTAAGATTGAAGATTACAGAGCTTTCTTCAAATCCAATCTGAAATGCAAACATTATCATCCAAAGCATTTCTTTTTTTCATCTCCTTTCACTAAGGAGGATTTGTTAAGTAAATCTAGGAAAAATGAATTGTTAGAGTGGCGTATTTGTGGCATTGTATGGATGGTTTGTTGTGGCATGAATTCGCGTGAAGTGGGAGAATTGTTTGGCGTTGACCACGCTACTGTTTACCACCACATGGCCAACATGCAAAACGCATTGGAAGGTTATAATCAAAGCCTTGCATCAAAATTTCAAATTTGTGCTGATTGCTCGCGTTTGTACGGCGAAATCATTGACGAAAGAAGAATTAAGGTTTACATTTCTGGTGCTATTTCTTCCAATCAAAATTACATGCAAGATTTTGAGAATGCCAAAAAAACCGTAGTTTCCTTAAATGAGGCATACATTCCGATTTCACCAGTTGATTTGCCACATGAACACGATAAATCTTGGGAATCCTACATGCGAGAAGACATCAAAGAATTGATGAACTGTGAAGCTATTTTCTTAATGAAAGGCTGGAGAAATAGCCAAGGCGCACAAATCGAAGCGCAAATTGCAAGGTATTTGAATTATAAAATTATTCACGAATTTGAGGATTAGTATGAAACCACTAAACGAAATGAACGCACAAGAAATGCGATCTATGAACGCAAAAATGTTGGTTACTTGTTGTGTGTTGCCTACGGTTGCTGATTTCTTCGAAGATATTTCAATTCCGAAAGAAGCTGAGAAAATTGTAAATGAATTGACCGATTTAATTCGTGAACTGGATAACGTAATGATTAATTCTGAAAAAGATAAAAAGAAACGAATTGATCTCATGGAGCAACAAGTATATATCCAGCGTTCTTTCAGAGATTGGATAATTCAGCAGTTTGGATTGGCGCAAAAAGACATCAAGAAGATTCCAAGTGCAATAGCAGAATAGCGGATTAGCAACCAAAAAAAACACAAAGCCACCTAGTCAGTGGCTTTTTTTATGCCTTGAAACTGTTCAATTCATTGGTACGAACGGAAAGATCATCAATTTGTTTGTCGCCAATGGTTACGCCCATGTTAGGAATTTTGGCGTTAAGTGCCGTCATTAATTGAACGTTGGCAGACAGCATCGCCAATAATTGCGAATCACTCATGCTTCCTGCTGGCATCGAACCGGGTGCAGTACCGCCCATTTGATTGGTGCGAATGGCTTCAATCGCGTTAACGTGGTTCGCCACTCTAGCATCTTGTAATAAATGATTTGGTACAAAATATTCGGGACCTTTCTCTGAAAACAGCGCAAATGATGGTTGTGAAGGTGTCATTCCTCCTTTGAGTGGCGAAACTTGACGGGCTTTGTAAGTCTTTCCATCATCCGCTCCTACTACATTTCGGAAACCTCCATCCATGAATTGTGGCATAGGTTCTGAAAGTGCCAATGCTGTTTGCGCAATTCCAGTGGTGACGGCAAATGCAGAAAAGGGTAAACCAAAAGTTACGGGTGATGCCGCCACCGCTTTTGCCACAGCTTCAGCAGTTGAAAGTGCTATTTGGAAAACAGCGAAAGCCTTTGCCATTTTTGCACGCTCAACTTCCATTTCGTGAGCTTTTTTATCGCTTTCGGCTTGAATAGATTGTTTTTTCAATTCAAATTCCTCACGGGAAATGATGCCTTGATTCAGTTTTTCCTGCTCACTTTGAATGGCATAATTTCGGTCACGGTCAATGTTATTTTTTTGGATGTTGAAATAAGCATCAGCAATTCTACGTGCGTTGTCCACCACCTGTGAAAATCCTTCAATAATTTTTTGGAATCGTTCCTGGAATAATCGCAACATTTCATCTTGATTGTTTTGGTGGATTTTCGCTATTTTTTCAGCTAATGTGCGCTCATTTTCTTCCTTCAAAAGGTCATATTCCTTTTCAGTAATCAATCCTTCTTTGAGCTGTTTGTTAAGTGCTTTTGATTTTTCTTTGGATTCAAATTCCAACTGTTCAATAAGCACTTGTTTCAATTGCTCATTAGCCTGTTTTCGGGCTTTGATGTCATTTTTGTTAATTGATTCAAATGTAGCATAGGCACGCGCCACTTTCACTTCCATCAATGAGCGTTCATATTGTTCTGCCAATTCAAGCTGTCGTTGTTGATAGGCATCCAATTCTTCTTCACCTTTTGTACGGTATTTTTTGCGAATATTTTCTTTGCCAAATTCCAGTTCCTCGGTCATTAAGGATTCCAAATTGGCTAATTCTTTGGCGGCATCTTCGCCAATTTTTCCTTTTTCGGTGGATAATCTTCGTGCATTTTCAATCTCTTTTTCATACTTGGATTTGATGCCGTTTTCGAAAACAAACATTTCTTTGGCGAATTCATCTGTAAATTCTGCCAATTGTTTTTCGTAATCAAAATCAATTTTGAATTTGGCGGATGTGGCAATAATATCATCCAAAGTTTTTTTCAGTTCTGCCCATTTTTGGGCTGCTGCATCTGATTCTTGCTTTGCTTTTTCGGCTGCTTTGGCTTTTGCTTCTTCCGCTTTTGCCTTTTTTTCTTCCTCTTTAGCCTCTTTTTTATCTTCTTCCAAGAATTTCTTTTTTTCTGTTTCGGCTTGAGCTTTCAGCACTTTCAAAATCTGTTCCTCAGCTTTTATTTGCTTGTCCAAAAATTTAGAGAAAAAAGAATCCTTGAACTGTGTCTGTTGCAGTTTCAATCGATTGATTTTGTTAACTGATTTTTCAATTAAAGATGTTTGTGTGGCAAATGCTTCACCAAAATTGATGTTCAATCCTTTTACTCGATTGGTAACATCTTTCATTGTTTCTGGTAATTTCTCCAGCTGATTTTGTGATTTACGCAATTGCTCTTCTAAATCTTCCGCGTCATCAGTGAATATGTCAAAAAAGAAATTGGTAGCTGCCATTCTATTCTGTTCTTTGGCACGTTGACTGGCAATTGACATACTTAACTGAACCATTTCAGCCAATATTCTTTCTGCTTCAGTTGCTTGAACAGCTGCAATAGATTGTTCCAATAAATTATTGGTAATTTCCTTTTGCAATTTCGAAAGTTCTTTGGAAGATGCCGTTTGTAAATCGTAATTTTTGGTTAGTTCTGGATATTTTTCATTCAATTTTGCGATAATCGTTTCATTTTCCTTTGAAATTTTGGTGGATTCCATGTCGGTCAACGATTTGTCTTTCATCGCTTTTTTGTTGGCTTCAAGCACCTTAATCAAAGTAGCCGCTTCATCCGCTTGCGATTTCATGCCTTTCACCACTTCCTGAGTTAATCGGTTCATGCGTTGTTGTTCGTCAATGGCTTCACGTAAGGAATCGCCAAAAAGAAACATAGCTGGATTAAGATAGGTTAGGGCTTTAGTGAAATCGAGCAATAATTCTTCAAATTTTAAATCATCCCATTCGGTTAATAAGGAAATTACATTAGTTAACCAGCGTAAAACCTCCGTTCCTATTTGCACAATTCCACGCATTGGAGACTGTGCAGCACTTGTGGATAAAGTTAAGCCCTCCCATGCACTTGATAGCTGTTTTAAATCTCCATCCAAGTTGTCATTGTTTATTTTGGCTTGCACGTAGGCTGTGTTCGTTCCAGTAACTGCATCCGTCAATTTCTCAAATTGGTCAACATTTTGCAAAATTGTTTGACCTACTGTAATATTTTCCTTTCCAAAAACACGAAGTAAAGCAGTTTGATCACCTGATATTTTGCTCATTTCTTTCAATCGATCGTTAAATGGCTTAGATGTGTCCATCACAAAATCCATGTTTACGCCAAACTTTTCAAGTTCTTTTACTGCTTTATCATCCAACGCCTTAACCGTTGACATTGCAAGTAAAACGTTACGTAACTGCGTACCAGCTTCCGAACCTTTAATATTTTTGGTAGATAACAATTCAGTGAGTGCAACGCCTTCTTCCACGGACACATTGTAAGAATTCATGACTGTTCCGGCTTTGTCAATTGTATCAGTCAAATCCTTTATTTCGGCTGCACCTTCAACCGAACCAGCGGCCAATGCGTTTATAATTCGTGATGAATCTTCCGCTCCAAGGTTAAATTGGTTCATGGTGGATGCTAAAGCTTGTGCCGCTGGAGCCAATTCCATTTCTGCCGCTTCCGCTAAAATCACCGCTTCTTTTGTCACTTGTGCTAATGCTTCTTTGTCTTTCAATAGGTCAGGACGTGCCGAACCAATCAATTTGAACGCTTCAACCGCTTGTGTGGCTGAAAGCGTTGTGGCAACTCCGATTTCTTTTGCTTGTTCCTTGTAAAATTCCATGTCGGAAGCGGAAGCACCCGTAATTGAACGCAAACTAGAAAGGGATTTTTCCATTTCCTTGTTGTTAGTCCACCAAGACTGAATAGCGGTTGTTACCCCTTGTGCTGCTAAAGTGATAGCACCAGCCACACCAGCGAAAGGCAACATTTGACCCATTAAGCTTTTGAGGTTGGATTTCGCAGGAAGGTAAGAATCGGAAACTGCCTTGATATCGGAACGGTGCTTGTTTAATGCTGCGGAAGCCTCACCAAGTTCTTTTACCTTTTGCTTGTAAGCATCAGAATTTCTAGGCAATTGGCGAATCTCATTGTTTAATTTCTTCACCTGTCCTTCAATCATTTTGAGGGTTTGCCCTGCTTGTGTTCCGTCAATAAATATGTTAGTCTTTGCCATTACATTTCCATTTTTGTTGAATCAATTTGAATTTCTTCGATTATAAGTGATGCGTAATATTCTGCAAAATCGGCAGTGATATTTGGCAATTCCTGTTGAATGGCATTTGTTCGCCACTGCTGTTTCCGCAATTTCACACCTTTTCCAAAAGCATTGTCAACGCCTAATTCGTGAAATTTACCGTACCATTCATACTGAAATTGAATTCTATCTACCTCCCCTTTTGTGCTTCTTACTGAATACTTTAGCGACCTCAAAAGATTTCCTTTATCCACCAAATCCATCTGCAGAATGTTTTGCATCATTTGATCTACCACAGCCGCGCCATGTGTACGTGCCATTTCTCTGGCTTTTTTAATGTCGTATTTTTGGAAATCTATTAGCATAATCACAAATTTCCTTATTCACACGCGCACGCAAAAGGACGCTAATTTTCAAAGAATTATATTGAATGTTGCGAAATTCATTATATTTGCCGTGTTGAATTCTAACACTTTGAGGAAGTAGTAGTATTTTTTATGGTTATCTTTTTTTTTGTAGAAAAAAGCATTCAAAACGTTGATTGCTTTTTTTTTTAGTCCTACTTTTTTTGTTGTGAAAGATTGACTTTTGTACTATGAGCAGTTACAAAGATGCAGTAGCCTATTTCAAGGGATTATCTGTGGCAAATACCGACATTCTACACCTTGATGAAAATGGGAAAAAGAAATTTTTTCGCATGGATTTAGAGGAATTTTGGAGCGGAACAGTAGCGCAATTGCCAGCCCCTTCCGCTGGTCCATTCATGGTGCTATTTAACTACATCATTGACTACTCAAAGCCTGACCAGCCCAATAAGAAGAAACAATTTCTGTTCATGATTTTGCAAGGGCATCCAAAAGATGATTTCACAGCGGAAGAAAAAGCCACCGATTTGACAGAAAATGTCATGGAGGAAATTGTCAAAAAGATTAACTACGATGCGCCTACCAACGATTTTTTGCGCTGGGGATTTGAGTTTAATTCCATTCGGTGCGTTCCTGTCAAATATGCAAATGCAACAGGAAAATATGTAGGTTGGCAATGTTCTTTTTTCTTGAATGAAAGAATTAGTGCTTGCATTGACCCTGCAAAATGGACGGGCGGACAAGCTCCTGATGAAGAGGAAGAAAATAACGAAGAAACAACTGACGCACCATGATAACGATTCTCAAAAAGCCCTATTTATGCAGTTTCACTAAAAATTCAATTGACTTTGAATTACAGACTGATTTACAATTTAATACGGCTACTGTTTTTCCTGAATTAATTCTTTCATTTAAGGCAAAACCAGTACTTGGAACAACATTCAATATTTCATTCACAAATCCCGAAAATGGCAGAACGGAAACGATTAATTTGGTGGCTGTGGATGGTTCAAACGCTTCAAATTATAGGGAAATATGGCAGATTCCAGACACTTCATTTTCAGGATCATTATTGGATTTACGAAATATTGTTTTAGAAAAATTAAGGAACTATCCAATATTTAACTCTTACTACAATATTTCGATTCCTATACTTGAACTTCCGCTTTCCATTCGAAGAATTATCATAACTGCCAAAGAAGCGATTGCGGAACTGGTAATGACGTGGGAATCTACACAGCCAACAGCGGAAATAGATAAATACATTAGCGAAGCCAATTCAGTGGCCTATCATGAACCGGTGGTGCGAGACGGATACGCGCTGAAGGCTTCGCTTTTTTTGGAAACTATTTATGGAAGTGGCAATTTCTACTTTGTGACAGCCATTGAAGCGGTGCTGGATAGTGAATCTGTGGCGCACGTGGACGTTTCCAGTTATTTGGATAGCGAAATTGAAGCCTCATGGACGGAATACCCTTTACCTTATGAGCAGGAATTGGGCTATAAAGCACCAAATCTTAGGCGTTACTACGTTGAATTTTCGGAGGAATTTGCAAATGAAACGGAAGCACCCGTACTGAAAACCGAAATTCTTTACGCACATTGGGGCGGTGCAAGTACGGATGATGCCTACAACCTTAATCCTGTGGCGGCGCAAAACACCTCTGGGCAATGGTTGACATGGTGGCCAAGTGGTAAGCGCGTTTTGAAAGAGCAAAACGATTGGCTGGCATGGATGAATGGCGCAACACCAGTAACCTTTGACGTTATTTGCCAAATTGTGACAAACGCCTCTGAATATAACGTGGTGAAACATAGCCAAATAACATTGCAACCTTTTGAAACATTTGTTTTCAATACTGGATTTGAAGCGAATGACTTGCAAAACGATGTGGAAAGTGGTGAGGAAATTGCGCATTGGAGTTGGAGGTTGGGATTTGAATGTAGCACCTGTGATATAATTAAATTGCAATACAAACTACCAGAAGAAAGCAATGAAACTATTGAATTACCTAAAAATGAGGAAGGAAAATTTATTTTAGTAATTGACGATTTTGATTATGTTATTGAAAAGGTAAATGATAAATGGTTAGTTACTGATGGCGCGATAGAAAGATTTGCAGCGGTTGCAGCAAGTGGTACTGGAAACAGAGTAATGACCTCAGAAAATGGGATTTCATGGACATCTAGGAGTTCATCAAGTAATAGTAATTGGGTAGATATAGCATCAGGAAATGGCATTTTTGTTGCTATTTCATCATCAACTAACGTAATGATTTCATCTGATGGAATTTCATGGCAAAATGTAACTGCATTTAATTCTATTTGGCAATCTATATGTTTTGGAAATGGAATTTTTGTAGCAGTTTCAAATTCAGGTAGTCCACAAGTAATGACCAGTCCTGATGGTTTAAATTGGACTTCGCAAACTGCTGAAAATAATCCTTGGAACGGTGTAGCTTATGGAAATGGAATTTTTGTAGCTGTAGCAGGTGCTGGAACTAATCGAATAATGACTAGTCCAGATGGAATTACTTGGACTCCAAGATTAGCACCTCAAAATAATCAATGGAAATCAATTTGTTTTGGAAATGGTCAATTTGTAGCAATATCGATTGACGGTACAAATAGAGTAATGACTAGTCCTGATGGCATAAATTGGACTTTAAGAACTCAAAGTCAATCTAATTTTTGGTTTGACATTACTTACGGAAACGGACTTTATGTTGTTGTTGGAATTAGTGGTACTAATAGAATTATGACTAGTCCAGATGGAATTACTTGGACAAATAGAACTGCACCTACTGCTGACCAATGGTATGCAATTGAATATGGAAATGGAATTTTCGTATCAGTTTCACAAACAGGCACTAATAGAGTAATAACTTCAACTGATGGAATTACTTGGACATCTAGGGAGGATGCAGCTGATTTATTATGGAGTAGCCTAAACTTCAAATCAAAGCAAATTTTTGCAGAATTAAATGATGATAGTGATTGTCCATTTGGAGAATTTGAAGTGTTCAGTTTTTTTGAGGAATTTGAAATACAACCGCTTTATAATTGCTGTTTGCCGAATGGAAATTGCGTTGAAAAATTTCGCTACCATCCACTTCAAAATTGCCTTGCACAACAAATATTATTTTTCAATTCTTTCGGCATTCCAGAAACGTTTTTGCTTTCAGGAGAATTTACCCAAAACATCACCACTTCGCAGGAATTAGCAGTTAGAACAGAATCGTTTCAGCTTAATAATAAATTGCCACAGAACTACATTTTTGATTCAAGAAATGTGATTTCGTACAATGCCGAAACGCTCATGCTTTCGAATTTAGAAGCTGAAAGACTTATGCCATTAATCAACTCTACTATTACTTATTTGGTGGAGAAAAATAGATTTGTTCCAGTTGTTTTAAACGCTGGAACCACGCCTATTTTCAAGGTAAATGCCTTTCTACAAAAGATTCAGGTGGAAATGGCACGCGCAAATGAAAGTGATCGAGTAAGTTATTATGAGGTGCTTCCAGATTTTGAGCCATTTTCACTTTACACCGTTGGCATCACGTATTGCACCTTCAATCGAAACTTGTTAAACATTACCGATTTTGGAAATATCAAGATTTATTTTGAAGGTGCTGAAATTGGCACTTTTACCTATAATGCTTTACAAAAAATCTACACTGGAACTGCAATCACTCAGGAAGGCTTGCTCACTTTCATTTTAACCTGCGAAGTGAATGGTGAAGAAAAAACAGTGAAGAAATATCTGAATTACAAATGGGATCAAATCACCTACGAATTGATTGAACCAGATGCAGATATTCGCTTTTCAACATTCCTAACTTCTACGCCCATGAGAATTGATTGGAATGACGGAACTACTGATGATGTGACGGTTACTGATGATGGCGAAACCTTCACAAAAACTTACACCACAACAGGCAAAAAAATCATTCGAATTTTCAAACCTACTTTTTCAGACATTACAGAATTCATTGTGCATAATGCCGTTAATCAGATTGATGTAACGAAATTCACTTTGCTTCGCACCGTATTGTATGAAGATTGTGTCGGTGGAAATTTCTATTTTGTTGGATTGAAAAATCTTCGTGAGGTGGCGTTTTTAAATACCAATGTCCACAAATTAAATATCGGATATCAAAAAGATTTGGAGAATCTAATTTTGGCTTTCACCAATATTTCAGAATCGAATTTTGAAGATTTGATTGTGGAGCTTTGGACTTTCAGAAAATCTTATGATAATGAATTTGTAATTTCAATTACAGATGAAGTAGTGATTTCATCTAAAGCACAATCCATCATTGATGCAACTGGCATTTACGCTGGTGATGGGCTTAGTACGTATGGTATAACCATTGATTTCATTTAAGATGTTACAAATTAAGATAGCTAATCAATATTTTGATATACCAGATGATATTCAGGTGCCAATTTCCGTGCTTAATCCTTTGGTGAGCGATTCGGGATTCAACGAGATTTTTACCTACACCTTCAATTTACAGGCATCCCCACGAAATCGTGCGCTCTACAATAGATACGTGAACAAGGGTGCTAAAATCACGCTTTCCTTCCAATCGCATTTGCTAGCCACAGGAGTAGCGCAAATGAAAATGGATAGCAACGGAATAGCCGTAATGATTAAAAATGATGCGTTGAATTTGCGCCAGCAGTTGGAAAATTTAACCTTTGAAAAAATACAATTGCCTACTATTCCTATTTGTGAAGTAGAAGATACTCCTATCGAAAAAATAGAAAAGTGGCATGATTTCATGACTTCCAAACTACCTGAAAACGAACCTTGGAATGTTGGTGCGTTCAAATTCACACCTATTTTTGCCGCGCCTGCATTACAGTGGGCAGTTTCGGAGGATGATAGCCAAAGGGAAATTAATCCTACGATGTGGGATAATGGTTTTCCTATCAACGCCTATGATTTGGCAACAGGTCAATATATTTCCAATTACGGAATTGCGCTTCCTGGTGTGGCATCTTTCAGAATATTGTTGGGTTCGGCTTCATCCATTTCGGGTGGTGAATATTTCATTTTCAATTCCGCTAATAATGTCAATAAGTACTATTGTTGGTTTAGAAAGGATGGAACTGGAGTAGATCCTGCACCATCAGGACGTACTGGAATTACGGTTAACATTTTGACTGGAGATAGTAGCGTGGATGTTGCCACAAAAACAGGCGTTGAAATTGGTTATCTTGTTAATGATTTTGAAGTCAATGATTTTGGAACAGGAATTTTGCAAATCAACAATGTTCAAGGAGGTTTGACAGATGTTCCTTCAAATATCAATGTGGGTGGAAGTTCGATTTTTGATGTGGTGAGTGGTAGTGGTTCTGCTGAAGATGCGAAGAATAATTGGCGCACAACAGTTGCTCCCACTTTGCGCTTGGAATATTTGTTGCAAGAAATTGCCAAATATTTTAAACTGAATTTAATGAATGACCTTTTGGAGCAAATTCCAGAATTCAAAGCTTTGATTCATTACGCTGGAAAAGGAATGGATATGCGCGAAGATGCGGATGGTTTTCAATACAATGTCCATGGTCTCGAAATTGACCTGAACGAATTCAAGCCAAATACGCCATTGATTCAACTGTTCAAAGTGCTGCGCCATTTATTTGGTGTAGCGTTTAATTATCAGTACAGCTTTATTAAAATTGCGCCAGTCAACATTGACATGAAGCCATTGAATGTCAGTAAATTTTGCATGCCACAATTTCTTATCAATGAGCTGGAAAATAAATCCATCCGCTACACCTATAATTTAGGTACGCGATTTTGGGAGTATGGGGATTTTTTCGCTTTAACAGGGGAAACTGGCAAATTTGTGAATTACTACCACGATGCTATTTTAGGTGAAGGAAAGGAAGAAAGTGAAGAAATTCCGTTCGCTGTGTTGGTGGATAATAATTCCGTACCCACCTCTTTCAAGTGGCCTGATTTGGCGAAATCGAAAGTATATAATGAGAATGATTTCGAAAGCGCAACGCAATTTCAGTTAGGTTTGTTTCGTGGAAATTTCGAGGTTCAATACAGCATTGCGCCACCATTCGTGCCACCATCCACTTCTACCGCTAATCGATTGATTTGTTTCAATCAAAATAGAATGCAACCGAATGAAGAGCCATTTACTGGTCAAGAAGTTTTGAACTATGCGAATGATTTCGGGACCTGCTCCATTTACGCAAATAGCGAAGATTCTTATTTAAGTGTTTACGCCAATTTCTTAAATAAGCTGAAATTATTTAATCAAGAAATTGAAAAAAACTTGAATTTGCCGTTTCAAAACATCATTGAAATTATGCGTTGGAAGAATCCGGTGCATGCAATTCAACAAAGAAATGCGTCCTTTCATGGAATTGTAAAAGAATTGAAATTTACACTTGGAAAAAGCACGATTTCACCAGCCACCATTACCTATTTGGTAAATAAAAACGTGGCAACAGGTGATTTTAACGCTGATTTCAATAGTGATTTCAATTCTTAAAACATGACTGAATCAGAATTATTAGACTACATTAATTCCAAAATCAAGCAAAACGGTAAACGTGCCATTACTGGTGACGTGCTGAATTTAGCCTTGAGGTCATTACTGGAATTAATTGATGGTGGCACTACCGTTGATTGGGGTGATATTGAAGGTACTTTGAGTGATCAAACCGATTTGCAAACGGCATTGAATAATAAGGTTGACAAAGAAGCTGGTAACAGATTAATTACTTCAACCGAAATATCTAAGCTTTCAGGTATTCAAGCTGGAGCGGAAGTAAATGTTAACGCAGATTGGGATGCTACAAGTGGTGACGCTCAAATATTAAATAAGCCTACTATTCCAAACCCAGCGAACTTCGTGGCTAAGGCAGATTACACTCCAGCACATTCGGTTCTCGCTCAACAATCTGGTACCGGCTCACCATCATCTGTAACTATTGGCAATAATCAGATATTAGGTAGGTTAAGTGGTGGAGGCAGTAATATCAAGGGCTTGAGTGTGAGTGAGGTGAAGACGTTGTTGGATTTGGATGGAGAAAACACAGGAGACGAAACACAGGCTTCTATTCTTTCCAAGTTGGGATTCGTCAATAAGCAACAATTTGGCGGAACGGTTAGTGGAACAATCTCTGAAACGATAGTACACACTTACGCATTTTCAGCCAATGAGTTAAATGCCAATGAAATATTGCATTTTGAAACGCAATTCTTCAGAGTAGGAGCTTTAGCAAATGGAATATTTCGATTGAGATTTAACACGTCAAACACGCTTGTCGGAGCTACTTTGTTAGCTACGACAAGCATGGGCGGAAATACAACAACATTCGCATCAATGCGACGGAAATTAACGATAAGTGGAGGTAATATTATTGGATTATCACCATCATCAAGCAACACAACAGATTTTACTTCATCAACGTTGGCGACATTAAGTAGTGCTATTGACGTAACACAAGCACTTTGGTTCTTCGTGACTTACCAGCCGTCAGGTTCAGGAGATACGGCAACTTGTTCTTTTTCACATTTAAAGAATTTCTAACATGAAAAGCGTAATCGATAAAATAACTGGTAAGTTTCTGTATTGCCGACTTGACGACCCGACCGAGCCAAATGAAATTGCAATTGGCCAAATTTGCGATATTGAACCGCAAGAAGGAAAAGAAATTTACTTCGATTTTGAGAAACGAATTTTTTACTTAAAATAATTTACCATGTACGATTTTTTAAAAAATGAAAGGTCTCCTAAATTGTTGGTGGAGGCAGTTAAATTAATTGGTACAAAGGAAGTACCAGGAACAAAGAACAATCCTGATATCATCAAATGGGCTGAGGAAGTAGGATTGGAAAAAGTTTATACAGCAGATTCAATTCCATGGTGTGGGCTTTTCATGGCGTATGTAGCTAAAATGGCAAATGTAGATGGTGTGAAAATTCCTCTTCGTGCATTGAGCTGGAGAAAATTCGGAAATCCTTCACCAGTTCCAATGTTAGGTGATGTTCTTTGCTTTAGCAGAAATGGTGGCGGTCATGTTGGAATTTATGTTGGTGAAGATTCCACTTGTTACCATGTTTTGGGCGGAAATCAATCGGATATGGTCAATGTAACTCGAATTTTGAAGACAAGATTGGTGGAAGCGAGACGCACAGCTTGGAAGATTGCGCAGCCAGCTAATGTGCGCGTTATTCAACTCACTGTTAAAGGAGAAATCTCAAAAAATGAAATTTGAATGTATTAAGTTGAAAAATTAACAGCTTATACCCCAGTACTTTAATTTTTTAAAATGCCGATTTTCACCGAAATCGGCATTTTTTTTTGTTGAAATTTGCGGAAAATCATCAAAAAAGTTAAAATTTGCGGAAAATAGACGGTTTTTGTATTAAGTTACATTTTCTATGAGAATTGCCGAAAAAAAACGCTATTCCGCTATTTCGCTTTTTACCCCTGTAAATAGTATATAAAATAAGATATAATTATATATAAATCAATCAGTTATGAATAGAATAAAAAAAATAGCGGATTTTTTGAAACCTGCTATGAAAATAGCGGAATAGCGGATTTGCTTTTTTCCGCTAAAAAAACACGCTATTTCAATGCTGGTAAAGGATTTAGTTGATTTTGCTAAAAAACTACTAGTGCTGATTATCAGGGAGTTGGCAGAATAGCGGATTTTTTGCAGAAAATGCAAGAAAAAATCTGGGCTTTTTTTTGGTGAAAAATTATTTAACCTAAATTTACCCTATTAAAATCGCACCACATGACTCAATACACTTTGAAATTTGACCTGCCTATTCGCAGTTACCTCAAAAAATACATTGCAGCATCCAAGGAGATAGATCCTTTTCATATTGTCAACAAAAGATGCCATTTTTCCGCTTTGATTTTAGAACCTCTTGGTAAGGATGAAGCAGTATGCAAGGAACTGGACAAGGTAAGATTAAACGATGTTTTACCTTGCATTTACCATTCCCATCAACTGGCTCAAAAAAAATTGAATCTTTCGCATGAGGGAATTTTGTTGATTGATTTCCGATTGAAAGAAATGTTTGATCAACAATTGATTGATTTCATTAACATCAATCATTCTGATGAATATTCCATTCAGGATTCCATTCAGAAATTTTTGAATTACTATCAAATAACAGAGGATGATTTGGCCAATGATACGGCAGTTAAAATGTACTACCGTGCTAGGTATCCAGAAAAAAGCATTTCTAAAAAACGAACTAAAGAGGTTATTGAAGCGCAACATAGATTATTTGATTAAAAATATTGTCCTTTTTTGAATATTATAAATAGGTCAATTTTGGAGCATGAATCCATTATTACGCACAATTCTTTCATCCGCATGGGCTATTGATGAAGCCTATGCTATTTCGGTAAATGAAATGATGCAGCGTATGTTTGCTGGCGAACCTGTTAATTTGAATACATTGGTTTCCATGAAATCGGAAGCATTAATGATTTCAGATTTGAATAGCGGTAAAGATGTTGCGGTTATTCGCATTCATGATGTTATTATGCGTGAAGATTGGTGCGGTGTACTTGGAACTGAATCCATCAATAATCTTTTAAAGTCTTACGCTTCCAATCCTTCAATTGGTGGTGTTCTTTTAGATTTTGATACACCAGGAGGACAAGTGGCGTACACAGAGAATTTGGCTAATACCATAAACGATTTTCCGAAACCTATTTTTGCTTACATATCTTCATCATGTGCTTCCGCTGGTTATTGGTTGGCTTCACAATGCGATGCCATTTATACTTCAGTTAATACGGATAGGGTTGGTTCAATTGGAACAATGATTTCCTATTACAAGGATAATCCAGATAGTCCGGATAAACCACGTTATGTTCAAGTAAATGTTTATTCTTCAAAATCAACTAGAAAGAATAGAAGTATTGAAAATATGTTGGCTGGAAATCATGAGGATGTAATCACGAAAATGTTAGATCCAATCAATGATGTTTTCATCAATCAAGTAACAACAGCAAGACCACAAATTGACGAAAAGGCACTAAGTGGCGAAATGTATTATTCGTATGATGCCATCAAATTAGGATTGATTGATGGCATGAAATCAATGGAAGAAGTTATTTCATTATTATCACAAGAAATTCAAAACGCTCAAAATCAAAGTATGGGTATATTTTCTAAACACAAAAAACCAGTTCAAATGAAAAACGAGGTATTTTCAAACATCTTAGGAAGAGATGTTATGGAAGGCGAAGTGCTTTCAGTGGAAGATTTGGCTACTGTCCAAAATCACATTGTGAGCCTACAAAGTGCACCGCCAGCACCAGTTACACAAGTAGTAGAAGCTCCAGTTGCAATCGAAAATCCAGCTCCTTCAATTGAAGAAGCTATTGCGTCTGCGCTTGCTCCAATTTCAAGTCAAATTGAAGCATTCGGTCAAAGAATTGCAAAATTGGAAGGTCCAGGAGCGACCGTAACCGAACCAAAGCCTGTATCAGGTGCCGCGTTTGATGGACCATCTTTCATGGATCCAAACAACGAGGTCAACAAACAAGCCGCCAAAGATCTTGGCCTTTAATTGTAATTTTTAAAACAGCAAATAAGTGAGAACAATTAACTTAATCTTAGTGCTTTCCTTCACGATGTTGATGGGAGCGGTAATGGGGGGAACTGTAGGTTTTGACCCGTTAATTTCTGGAATATTGGCAACAGCCATTCTTTCCTTTTCAAAAGTACCAAACGGTGCATTGTCAATTGATGGTGTGGATGTTTCTGCTATTCGAACACAAATCGAAGAATATTTCAAGTATTACTCCAAAACTATTTGGGTCAACATCTTGAAAGGTACAGACTTCGAGCAGTACATGAAGCCAATTCCTGGTGTGCGAAATAGATATGTTACTACAAGTTCAGCTAGAGGTGAATTTTTACAGCCGTGGCAAAAAGCTTGGACACCTAAAGGTGGAGTAGAAATGAATCCTTACGTGAACACCATTTATGATATTAAAATGGACACGACGTTGGATAATTTGCATGAGTTATATAAAACTTATTTAGCATTCTTAAATGATGAAAACAAAACACCTGATCAATTCCCTATTGTTAAATGGTTGTTTGATTACCACATTATTCCTGGTATAACGGAAGAATTACGTGCAATGAGTGTGAAAGGTGTTTTTGCCGCTCCTACTGCTGGAACTGCTGGCTCATCTATCTCATCTGCAAATGGCGTTTTCACAATCATTGCTAATGAAGTGGCTGATGGAAATATTACACCAATACCTGTTGGAGCAATTACAACTTCTAATATTGTTGAAAAATATGAGAAATTCAACCGCGATTTGCCTAGCGAATGGGTAGGAAAAGAAGGATTTATTTTTGTTTCCAGCCAGCGTTTGCAAGATTACATCTATGCTTATCGTGATGCTTTTGGTCAAAATCGCGATTTTGAAGGACCAACAACTAAGCTTTGGGGAACTTCAAAAACATTGGTTGGTTTGGATGATTTGAATGGAAGTGATCGTATGTTATTTACACCAACTGGAGTAAATGGAAATCTTTTGAAAATGTACGATAAAATCGTAATGCCAAATCCAACCATTCAATTGGATAAAAGAGATGTTCATATCTTGACTGATTTTGCTAGAGGTTGGGGATTTGATACCTTGGATGTTGTTTTTGTTAATGACGTTCCAGAAGACGAAGAAGAATAATAATTAAAAAGCACTCATGAAAATGGGTGCTTATTCATTCACTTTAATAATTGTCAATCATGACTGATAAAGAAATAAAAGCGATGCAACAAGAAAATGAAGCATTGAAAGCGCAAACAGTTAGCCTAATTGAGGCACACGAACAAAAAATAGCTGAATTAAGTGCTGAAATTGAAAAATTGCAAGCAGAATTGAAAGAAGCTAAACAAGCCAATGTTGCGTTCACTAAAGAGGTTGTTGGTACTTACAAATCTAAAAAGCATGGGGTAACAGTTTCCTTTAAAAAGGGTCACTTGCAAACTCGAATCAAAGGAAAATTGGTAAGTTCTACTGAAATAATGGAGAATTCCGAAAAATATGCCGATGTGCTTGATGGCTTGATTGAAATCAAGTATGCAGGTTTGCAAATTGTTAAAAATTAATATTAATCTTTTTAATTAGTCAAAAATGGAAATCACAGATTTAATTTCCGATTGTGGTGAATCCACAAGACCTGGTTTTGCTGTAACAATATATGCAGTATGCCCTTGTGATATTGATGTTTTTCCTGCGAGAAAAACAACAACTGCCGTAGGTGATTCCATCACTTTAGATGGCAACATTGTTTTGAAAACTGATAAGAAATGGGCTACCATTACAGCTATTTCAGATACAGTTGGTTTAATCGAAAATGGAGTAGGAGTGACTGGTAGTAAGTCAATTCAATCAGAATTTCCATTCAAAGTGTTGAAAAGTATTGCGGCGGATGAATGGGTTGACAAGCATTTGAATGGCTGTTTTGTGTTTTTAATTCAAAACAAAGAGGGTAAAATTCGCGTAATCGGTTCAAAAGATATTCCGGCAACAATTGAAACTACTGTTGGTTCAAATGGTTTGGTATTATCAGACGAAAAGAACTGGGCACTTACGGTTATAGACAAAACAGGAAGAGTTGCTCCATACTATGAAGGAACAATTGACTTAACTGGTGCTTAATAATGGAAACGCCGAAAAAAAAGGGTAAACCCAATTTCAACTCTCTACTTCCTAAAGAGGTGGCTAAGTTGTATAGAATTCGGCTTGACTATCCAAAATTGATTCATAGGTTTTCAATTGGAAAATTTGGAGTTATTGACCTGAAAACTATGTCCGTAGAGAAAGCGGAAAGATTGGTTAATTTAGGTGCAGATTTTATCGCACCAAAAAATGTCAGGTCAAAGCCAAATTCTTAATCAAATATTTGCGTACATCAATGGAGAGCTCAGCTACAATGCTGGGCTTTCATTGTTTATGAAAATTCCGCATGATAAGGATGTTTTGAAGTCTTTATTTGGTCTTGAAAATCCATCCAAAAAAGAAATTTTAATTCAAAACCTCAAATCTTATTATCATGAAAATTCCGCAAAGTTGGTCAAAGCAAAACATGCAAGCGCACAACCTATTGACCAAAATCATTCCGTTCCACCAACGATTACTGAAAGCGCAAAGAGCAATCATTCTTGGTCAAGTAATTATCGCTATACTTCAGCTAATTTGGCTGGCGAAACAGATTCTATAAAAGAACATCTACACAAAGAACGCAGGCGATTATATGATCTTCGTAAACATTTAGGTTCTGATTTGTATAATGCTGTTTCGGACGAATCAAGACATCAAATCGCTATTAATATCTTGGATATTTGCTTGGATATTGACGAATTACACGCTGATTTAAGAAGATTGGAATTAAACCAAATTCCAGCCAAATTCATTAAGAAATCAAGAACTGCGGAAGAATTTGTTAAAATGGAAAATGCACGCCATTACATCAGGAATTACAAAAGAAAGATTGAAAAATCAACTAATACTGCTGAAATTGAACGTTTCAAAAAGTTGATTGAAAAACATGAAAACAACCTCAAAACATTAATCAATGAGTGATATAGAGAAAATTGAAGATAATTTCAGTGCTATTGAACGATATTACAAGCATGGTCACAGATTGACCAAAAAGCAACAAGAATTGTGTGATCGATACGAAACAGCATTCATGATTCTAAAGCACAATAAAAACAAAACAATAGCCAAAAAGAAATACAAGAATCTGATGTTAACTAATGGCGTTATTTTATCAGATAATGACGTTTACCGTGACTTCAAAAATGCCATTGATTTACTGGCACCAATGAATAGCATGAGTAAGGATTTCCTTCGTATGACATTGACGGAAGGTGCGCTTCGCAGGATTGAGATGAATCAAAGACGTGCAGCCTATTATTTCAATTCCGAAACGGAAAAGGATGAAAACGGAAACACGCGAATTATCAACAAAACCAAAGACTTAGCATCCTATGAAAAATTGATGAAGTTGATTCAAAAGGATGAGGAATTTGTGATGAGGATTAACGCATTAGATTCTACAGATCCAGAAATGCCGAATTTCTCCAAAATGGAAATGAATCAAATCAATATCAACATTGATCCGAATTCATCTGAATTATTCAAAAAAATTATGGAAAAAGGTTCATTTGACTTCAATGATATAGAAGATGCAACCATTAGCTAAAGATGTTAAATTGAACGATGCACAGGCTTTTTTTGTGTATTCGCTATTCTTTATGCAGTCAGTCAAAGTGCGTTTTCTTCGCTGGGCTAGAGGTACGGGAAAATCAACGATACTTGGAATGGCAATTAGTGAGTGCGTTAAACAGATGCCACGTTCTACTGGTGTAATGGCCGCACAGTCTTACGCACAAATCAAAACACGAACGCTTCCCTCAACTATATCTGGATTAGAACAATTAGGCTACTACAAGGATTTGCATTATGTCGTTGGAAAAAAACCACCTAAAACGTGGAATTGGCCAGAACCTTATGAACCACCATTAGACTATACTAATTGCATGTATTGGTATAATGGTGCTGTAATGCTATTCATTTCGCAAGATGGTGGTGCAGCTTCTGGACGCGGTTTGAATATTGATTGGATTGTTGGTGATGAAGCAGCGCTATTGGATGAAGAGCAGTTCCAAACAGATGTGCTATTAACTAACAGGGGTAATGAGGAACGCAAAGCCATTTACCCTGATGGTACTTGGAAACTATTCAAAGACTGCCACCTTCACCACTCTATCACCTTGGCTACCTCTACACCAGTAACAGCTAAAGGTAATTGGATATTCAAGTATGAGGAACAGGCTAAGTTGAACCCAAAAGAAGTACTATTCCTTTCCGCTAATGCGTATGTAAATAGAAAAAATTTAGGCGAACAGTACTTCAAGAATGCAAAGGCTATCATGCCTGATTTTCTTTACCGTGCCGAAATATTGAATGAACGCATGAAACAGGTGGAGACATGCTTTTATCCGAAGCTAGACGAAAAGATTCATTGCTACAATCAATCCTTTGACAACAACTATTACCAACAGTTAATGAGTAATGATAAGCCTACATGCTTAGGTGATGCGGATTTGAACCCATTGGAACCTTTAATCATTGGCATGGACTGGGGCGGTCACATCAATTGTTTGGTTGTTGCACAAGATAAAGGGCATGAGTTATGGTTTGTAAAGAATTTCTACGTAAAACATCCTGAAATCATTGACCATTTAATCAAAGAGTTCTGTGACTATTATGAAGCGCACCAAAACAAGCATTTATTCTTTTACTACGATCCATCTGGAAACAATATTCAAGCAAACAGCACCATGACCTATGCGGACCAGGTAATGAATCAATTGATGAAACGAGGTTGGGCAGTGCAATCAATGACAAATTGGAACAAGCAGGAAGATCACAGTTTGAAACACCTTCTTTGGGTAAACATAATGAATGAAGAAAATTACGATTACCCAGGCGTTCGTTTTAATTCAAACAATTGCAGGGAGCTTTTAATTTCAATGCAAAACGCACCAACAGTTAGAGGTGGTAAGGATGCCATACGTAAAGACAAATCAAGTGAACGTAAAAAAGGCATGGACCAGGCACACGCTACGCATTTCAGTGATGCAGCGGATGTGATTGTGGTTGGTATGTTCAGCCACAAGTTAAGTAGCACCTTTATGCCATTGGCAGAAATCAGATAATAGCTGCGCACATATCCTAAATTTTTAGAAATTTTCATAGATTTTTAGCCACATCCACAGCTGCGCTT